AATGACAGCTGTGATGTCGCCGCCGCCGGCAACGATCGTCTGCCACGCCGCGGCACTCGGGCCGGTGGCTACGAGGGCCTGTCCCGCGCTGGGCGCTGCCGCGGTCGAGACGCTGACCACGGTGGTCGCCGTGCGAATACCACTTGCAGTGCGGTCATCCGAGAGCCTGGAATCGTTGCCCTGAGCGCTCGTTCCTGCAGCGGTGCCATAGACCACGCTGAGCGTCGCGTCGCCGCTCGTAGCGCCACCGCTGAGGCCGGTACCTGCCGTAACCGAGGTGATGTCGCCGGTCGGGATGGGAGCGGAGACGACGGTCGCGCCGGACCGCACGAGCATTTGCCCGTCCGCGATCGTGCCGACACTCAGATTTCCACCGGTCGCCGCGATCACGTTCGCGCGCTGGGCGTCGGCGAGCACGCCGCTGAGACCTGAGACGTTGAGCTCGTCCGGCCCGCCGTCTACGTGCGACAAAGCGTGAGCCGTCGGCGCGCGCGCGTCGGTGTACGCAGCATCGTTGCCGCGGCGCGTCTGGTTCACCCCGGTGCCGAAGTCGACCGCGAGCGTGACTGAGCCCGTCGCGCCACCGCCGGTCAGACCAGCCCCCGCGCTTACGTCGGTGATGTCGCCTGGCGCAGTAATCCACTGCGTGTCGCGGTCCGCGTTCGAAGCCTTGGCGAGAATCTGCCCGGTGCCGCCGCCGGTCGGGATAGCCGCAAGCGCCGCGGCCGCGGTGCTCTGCGCGGTGCTAGCCGCTGTTTGAGCGTTGCTGGCCGTCGTCTGCGCGGTGCTAGCGTTCGCGAGTGCGGTATCAGCCGTGGCTTGCGCGGCAGCGGCATCGAGCGTGGCGGCGTCGGCCGTGCTCTGGGCCGTTGCCGCGGCGGAGGCTGCCCCTGCCGCCGTGCTCTGCGCGGTCGCTGCTGCCGATGCGGCTGACGCGATCGAGACGTCGTGGGCGGCGTCGGCGGCCTGCAAGGCGGCGATGTCCGCCGCCGTCGCCTCGAACACCACCCATGCGCTGCCGTCCCAGCGACGCGGTAGGTTGGCACTCCGATCGTAGACCGTTCGCCCTTCCGTTGGCGTCTGGTACTCCCACGCGGCTGCGGCGTTGCGGCGCGCGATCTGACCAGCGCGCCCAGACCATGCGCCGGTTGGCGACGCACCGATCAGGTAGCAATCGTTGAGCACTGGCGTCGACGGCGGAGCGCTCGCGACGCTCAGGACGGAGAACGGCCAGTCCAACAGTGGGACGGTGATGAGATCGATTTTTGCCATCTGTTAGGTCAGTGATACGAATGCGTATGGCGCGATGGCCGAGGCGTTCTGTGCCGCGGTGGGCAGCCCCAGGCTGTATGTGCTCGACACCGCAAACGACGACGCTTGTGTCCCGAGCATCACGAAGCCGAAGAAGCTTTCGCCGTGGTGCCACGGGTTGAACGTGACGCCGGCCGGCGTGCGCACTCCGTACCAAAGATGAGTGCCAGCCGTCGCCGACGCTGTAAATGCCGAAGCATTGCGCTTTACGCCAACGCTGGTCGTAAGAGCGTTTAGGGCGTTCGTGGCGGCGATGCACGTCAGCGTGGAGGCTGCGTTTGGCGGAGCGGTCGGCGACGTGAACAGGCCGAGCTCAACAGCGACCGACGAGCCGGTGGCTGTGGCCACGTAGATGTTCAGATACGCAGGGACAAATGTTGCAGCTACTTCGCCGATGTACACGTAGTAAGTGCTGTTGGCGCCGCTCGCTGAGTTGCCGACGGTGAACGGAACTGGCGATGCGATTCGCATCGGCGAGGGCTTGATGTACAGGTTTCCTGCGGCAATCGACTGCCACTCTGCCGCAGTCGGACTCGTCGCCACCAGCGCTTGCCCAGCGCTCGGAGCGGCAGCAGTGGACACCGCGACGATCCCGGATGCAGTGCGAATCCCCGACGCGGTGCGGTCGTTGGTGTGCACGGCGTCGTTGCCAGGCCGCACTTGTGTCGCGCCGGTGCCGAAGTCGACGGCCAGCGTAACAGGGCCGCTCAAGCCGCCGCCCGTGAGGCCAGCTCCGGCTGTGACCGAATCGATGTCGCCGCCACCGCCGCCACCGCTGCTTGGTGTCTGCCACGACGCCGCGCTCGGGCCGGTCGCGGTGAGCACCTGCCCAGCGGTGGGCGCGGTCGCTGTGCTGATGGCGACGGTGGTCGTGGCCGTGCGCAGCGAGCTAGCGATCCGGTCGTCGGACAGTCGGGCGTCGTCACCGGCTGCCAGGGTGCCGGCTGTCGTCCCCACGTTCGCGCTAAGCGTTACCGCGCCGGATGTGCCGCCGCCAGTGAGCCCCGCGCCAGCGGTAACCGCGGTGATGTCGCCTGCTGCTGGGTCTGTCCAGTGCGCCCCCGTCGGGCCGGTAGCTGTCAGCACCTGCCCGGTTGTGGGTGCGGTGGCGGTGGACACCGCGACGATGCCGCTCGCGGTCCGAATGCCGCTCGCGGTTCGGTCGTCTGCGAGGCGCGCATCGTTGCCTTCGCAGGCGGTGCCAGCGGTGGTGCCGAAGACGTTGTGCGGAATGGCTGCGCCTACCAACTGCGTTCCGCTCCGCACGAGCATGTGGCCGTCGGTCACAGTGCCAATCGACAGCTGTGTCGCGCCGCTGTGGACGGCTGTCACGGTCGGATTCGGGTACGTGGCGCCAAGATCTCCGCCAGCTGCGCCTGTCGGCGCCCCGCTGCTTGGCGATTGCCACGTGGCGTCACCGTTGGCGTTGCTCGCCTTCGCGAGCACTTGCCCCGTTGTGCCGCCCGTCGGCAGTGCCCCAGCGGCGTCGGCAGCCCATGTCGAGCCGTCCCATTGCCGCCACGCCGTCAGTGCTGAGACGTAGATTCGCCGGCCAGTAAATGGCGGCTGGTAGTGCCAGCCTAGATCTGCGCCGAACCACGCGACGGCGTTTGCATGTCCCGCCCACGAGCCCGTGGGTGACGTGCCGACGACGTGGCATGTGCCAACGGCAGGCGAGCCCGGCGGCGTGTTCGTGATCGACGAGCACGACGCGGGCCACGGACTGTTGGGAACGTCGATGAGCTCGATATCGGGCATGGGCTACGAGAAGTCCGCGCGAAGAAGAGGGCAGCAGAAGCCGGTGCTGGCCGCCGGTGAAATCGTGGTCGCGGCGTAGGTCGAGCTGACCGCAAACGCCGGACTGCTCGTGAGCCGGAGCGCTGTCCCGGTGACATGATCAGCGCCGACCCATCCGTGGATCGCTAAGGTCGCTGTCGCCCGGATGCCGTACCAAAGCTCAGTCCCAGCAGGGATCGTCGTCGCAAACGCAGTCGCATTCGACTTCACGCCCGATGTCGCCGCGACACCCGTGATGGTTGCAGCATCGATGCACGTGAGGGTCTGCCCAGACCTGTTAGGCGGTGATGGCGACGAAAAGAGCCCGATCCCGGCATCAACGCCAGCTGAAACAGTGTTCACGTAAAAGTACAGATGCGATGGCGTAAGCGGGACTGCGGTACGGCCGAGGTAGACGAAGTACGCCGTCGACGCAGTCATGTTGGCGGCCGACGACGTCTCAATCGACAACGTGGCCGGAGACAGGATGTGATTGTGCGTGACCAGCCCGGCGCTCGCCGCGCCGACGCTCGACCACGCGACCGCGTAGTCAACGCCGGACGTCTTTGTCAGCGCCTGGCCAACTGTCCCACCAGCTGGGATCCCAGGCAGAGGAGCTGTCCACCCGTAAGGATCTCCTGCACCGACCGTGCGCGTAAGCACGTCGCCAACAGCACCGCCGAATGGCGCCGCGCGAATGGTGCCAACACCTCCCCATTGCAGCGGAATGCTGGCTGCGCCCGTCGCCAGGTAGTGGGCGCCGTTGTCGCGTGTGATGTAGACGTCGCCTACTTCGTAACCACCGGTTCCAACCTGCTCGAAGTTGTCGACGAACCAGATCTTTGAGTTGCGGTTGCCGAGATCGACTGTGTACCAGGAAGCGTCACCGTCGGCGTTCGAAGCCTTGCGCAGCCATTGGCCAGTGGTGCCCCCAGCCGGTAGAGCTCCGCCAACGTCTGCGATCCAGGCGGATCCGTCCCACTGTCTCCAAGCGCTTAGAGACGTGACGAACATTCGGCGGCCGACGAACGGTGTCTGGTAGTGCCACTGGGAATCCGGACCCATCCACGCGACGCGGTTGGCGTGCGCTGTCCAGACCCCAGTCGGGCTAGCGCCGATCACGTAGGTTGCGCCGCTCAACGTGGAGAGCGGCGGCGTGTTTGTGATCTCAACACAGGACGCCGGCCAGTCGAGATTGGGGACGTCTATGAGTTCAATGTCAGGCATGTGAGCGGCGTTCAGTCGTCTCGGTCTGGGCGCCACACAGCGAGGCGCGAAAGGCGCAGTGCTTCGGCGGGATTGGCGCCGTGCTCAGCGAGTCGGCGCTCGAACTCGCGCGCGTAGAATCGGCGAGCTCGCTCGATGTACTCCGCTCGCCGCGGACTCTTCGCGTACGCGCGGTCGACCTCTGCCTGCGCGTGGAGCTCGATCAGCGTCTTCGCCATTTCAAGCGCGAGCGCCTGGAGAGCAAGGATCTCGCCGTGGTTCGTGTGGCCCTGGGACTGGGCCTCTTTGGCCACCAGCGTCACGTCGACGAGGAGCGGGCGCACCTCATCGACAGACGTTCTCGACCGGATCCAACCCCAGGTAGTGGTAGCTGCTGTGGCGGCGGCGGTGAGAACCACCGGAACGAGCAGCTTGCCGATCGCAGTCGCTCGACGCACCGTGCTTGCCGGTACGCGGATTGACTCCGACATGCTCACGAGATCCATCGATAGCCAAGCAGTGCGGCCCGCGGATATCGCGCGATCGTAGGCGCTGGCGTGTGATGGTCGCCGCCGAGGCAGTAGTCCCACGTGGCGGTGCCGCCGACCCAAAACCCGCAGCGTGCGGCGAGAGACTTGGGGTCGTCGACCCAGTACACAGCTGGGGCGCCGTATCGAGGCTGCTGGAGTTCCTTGCCCCAGCGGAGCCACGTGCGACCGGAGACGTGACGCGTCGATAGGACGCCGGCCTGCTCCATGCACCAGCACATGAATGCGCTTCCCCAGCGCGGCACCTCGCCGTAGGACTCAGCCGACAGCGCGATCTGACACGCGGAGAAGTACGCACCGAGTCGAGCCTGGTCGATCTGACCAGCGATCGTGCGACGGTGCTCTGTGTATGCGATCCAGGCCCAGAGCGGTGCGTCGTGCGGCGGTGTTCGCGCCGCGGGTAGCAGGGCTGGAGTGGTCCCAGTGTCGAAGCCGGGGTTATCCTCCGGCGTCCTTGGGTGGGTCTTGTCCGTCACGTTGTTTCGCCTCCCGAGCTGCTCGCGCGCGCGCAACAACCGCGTCGATCGACAGCCTGTCGAGGGCGGGGTCAAGAGTGAGCCGTTGCCGCGCCGCGCGCTTGGCGGCGAGGCGTTTGGCGACGGCTTCCGCTGCGCGGACCGCGAGATCTATGATGGTGCTGATCATGGTGAGCAGTGCTTGTCGCCGGCCAGCATCCTGAGCTGGCTCGCTGTGACCGCTGCCGCGGCGTAGAACGGCACCCCTCCAGGGATCTGCCCGTAGGAGCGCCACAGGTCTTCCAAGGCCTTCACGGCGCAGGCAAAGCCGGCTTGGGCTGCGTCGCAGGAGTCGCTACCAGCGGCGAGGCACTGGGAGAGCGCGACGTTGAGCGCGAGCTCGGCGTGACGCCCGGCGTCCAAAGCTCTGGCAACACCATTGTACGGCTTGAGCGCTGCCTCGTAGTCCGCGTCAGCCCGGCCCATGTGCTCGGCACTGACGGCGCCGTAGAGCGGAGCGAATGCATCGGAGGCGTCGACCAAGACGCGGCGGTAGACGTTGTGCGCCGTGACAGCTTCATCGATCGGCACATGCGAGCACGCCGTCAGCAGCGCGAGTGCAGCTAGACGCGTCATCGTGATCCGACCTCGAAGTGCATGCCGTCGGGATGCGACCAGAATCCGCCCCAGACAAATCCGACTTCGAGCGCGATCGGTACAAGATCGATGACTGCGCCATCTGCGCCGCGGACGGCCGGGCGCACGCCGAAGCCATTCCATCGGGCATTGACGTCGATGGCTGCGCCGAAGCTGTGCGTGCTGAGTTTGCTGGTGTCGAGCGCCTTTTCCTGGCCGCGCTTCATGCGGCAGACGTGTGCGCCGTCGAACGTCTTGAGCAACGGCAACAGCCCAGCGTTGTCCCAGCGTCCGAATAGCTCGACGAACTTGCTTGCAACAGCGCGGTGGACGGTTAGCGGACGCTCGTTGCCGTACTTAGGGGTCTTGACCGGCCACGGCACGAGGACAGTGACGAGGTTCTGCCGCTCCCACGCTTTGTCAGGCACCAAGCGGCCCGTCTTCGCGTCGAGGCGTGCCGGTACACCGTACACCGCCAAGCGCTCGGCGTGAGTCATCAACCGCGGTCTGAGGCGCGGAATGGGTGGGGGTGCTGCCATGGCGCCGTGGCCTATTCGGTCGGGTTGAGCACGTCATTGCCGGCATGGCCGACGCGCTGCGCGTTCAGGATGACGTAACTGCTCGCGGTCTCGGGGGTGCCAGCGATGCGGTAGACGCGGTCAACGCTGTCCCATGTCGCGCGCACGGTCGCATTCGGGTTGAGCGTGATTGCCGAAGTGCGGATCTGCTGTGGCGTCGCGCCCGTCGTCACGATTGCGATCGCTGCTGAGCCGACGTTCGTGAGGAACTTGATCGGTCGGATGGAATCGGCGCTCGAACCGAGCCCGGTCAGTGTCACGCCGCCACCGTTGGCCGAGAGCCGAACGAGCGCGGCGGAGGCGATATCGTCTAGCGCCGGAAACCACGTGCCGCCGACCTGGGCCGTGGTCAGGGTGACCGCTGGCAGCGAGCTGCCGTCGATCGAGACATCGGTGCGGCGTCGCGTCGGGTTGTCCGCCGCTGCCGCACCGATGAGGTTGAGCCGGCGCCTGTAGACGAGTTGCTTGGGCTCGCCGTTCTTCGAGACGTAGATCGGCCCGAGGATGTCTGGAAATGCCGTCAGGCTCACAGCGACACCACTCGCCAACGGCTATCGACTTCGTCGCGCACGAGCTCGACCGTTGCGCCAGGCAGCAGCAGGTAATTCGTGCCGCTCGGCGTGATGATCCGGTGTATCGCCCCGCTGCTCGTGCTCTGGTGCTGTATGGTGACAGTGAATGTGCCGACGTTGACGAGCATTGGGCGCGGGTACTGGTTCGCCTGGAACGAGAGCCCGGTCAGCGTTGTGACCGCGGTCGCGTTGACGCGAACTACCGCGGCGCTGCCGATGCCGGACGGAGCGAGGTCGTTGACGGTGCCGCTGACGAGCGTCGTGATCGTGGTGCCCGCGATGCTCGATACGGTGACGTTTGTCGCGCCGACGATCGGATCGTCCTCGATCACAACGGACGTGCCCACGAAGTTCAGCAGCGCGCGACGCTTGACCGGAGGGTCGCCGTTGACGCTGAGGTCGTGGATGCCGATCAGGTCGTCGAGGAATGGCATGGGCTAGATGTTCCTCGGGCCGGGATCGAGCCAGTCGATGCGGATGGCGTCGACGACGTTGGTGTTGTGCGGCACCCAGCGCAGCAATAGGCAGTCTGACTCCTGTACCGAGATGCCGGATCCGAGCGGTAAGAGAAACACCGTTAGGCCGGACGTGACGCTGCTGGCTGTGGCAGTGGACAGTATGGCCTCGGCCGCCGCGGTGTTGCCCGTGAAGAGGTCGAACGAGCCCGGGCTGCGGCGAATCAGCTGGAAACTGTCGGTCGGAGTGTAGATCGATGCTTTGACTCCGATTGACAAGATCACCGCGTCCGGCGGCAGGTTTATCGGCCAGCTAATGAACCCGGTGTCGTTGGCCACGACGCGACCATTGAACCCGTCGAACAAAACGTTATAACCAGCCGCGGAGTACAGGTTTAGATAGGTCGTCCTCGGCTTCTTGAGCGCGTAGACGTACTCGCCGAGTGTGGCGACGTTACCAACTGGCTGCCCGACTGGCACTGTACCCGGCCACTGCGTCCACGTCGCCGCGGTGCCCGCGGGTTGGATTCGCCAGGTGATGTCGCGGCCACGGTGGAGCAGCGCGAACGAGTCGCGAGTCCCGTCGCCCTGGTGCCACGCCTGATCGCCGACCGACCACCACGCGTTGTACACGATCGCCCAGTGTTCGTCGGTGGGGTCGGACCCGGCGTACAGCGCGAGTGTCGTCGATCCGTTGGTCGGCACCTCAAGTATGCGCTTCCACTTGTTTGCGCCGTTGGCCGGATCGTCGGTCGGGTACTTCGTGCTTTTGACGAGCGGTTCCTCGCTGTTCGTCGCGTCGATCACCTGACCGCGAGAGAAGATGTTGACGAGCGCGAGTTTTGCGAACGTGTACCAGTCGTGAGCGCCCTTATCCGCGAGCGCGCGCAACGCGACGTTGACCGATTCCGCGGTCGCCGCATCGAGATCCGACGGCAGCTGATACGTCGTCGGGTCGTTGTTCGGATTCGGCGTGTAAGTTGTCGGCATGCGTGGTCAGCGCTCGAAGTGGTAGAGAGCAATGGGCTGCAGGTGCCCATCGCCGGGGTCGTAGTGGTTCGCGCGAGCGGCAGGGTCGCCCCATGTGCCATCAGGCTGATCCGCCGCCCATCGGGTCGCGTCCATCACGACGACCGTGATGGGGAACATGTGAGCTGGCTTCCATTTGCGGATCAACCGCAGGAGTGTCGCAGCTTCGGGCTGCGTTGCGTCGCAGCCCCAGACGCCGTTGTTGCCCCAGTAGCGGTTGCTGGCCCAGTAGGTCGGACCCCACGAGTGGACGCTGATCACGACCCAGAACCGCGACCACCATGCCGCGTTGCCGTCCCAGTTCCAATCGTAGACCTGGTGGATCGATGCGGTGAATCCGGCGGCGGCGAGCTCGTCGACGAGGTACTGCGTGCCTGCCTGGCGCCACGATTCCCAGGCGCCCTTGACCCGCGTTTTGTACGCGGCATCGGTCTCCGCTGGATAGCGCTCGATCATGCGCTCGTGGCCGATGTATTCAAGGGCCTCGGCGGGGAAGGTCGGCGCGTCGAGTGTGCCGGCGGCGGTGGCCTCGAAGTTCGCCTCTTCGAGCGCATCGAAGACGAGCCCGATCGCCTGAACCAGCTTCTCACCCCATTCACCGCGAAGCCAAGGCGGCGCGAGGTCGAGCGCCCACTGTCGATAGGTGCGGACTGGCATCAGTGGAGCGACGTGAATGTGGAGGTTCCGACAGCGACCTTGCCAGCTGGGATGGTCACGTCACCGGGCGCTGGAGGGTTGATGCCGGTGCCGAAAGGCCGTGTGAGCACGACGTTCGTCACGCCTTCGATGGACATCAGACGGCGATACATCTCAGCGAGCAGGTACTTGCCGCCGACTGGGATAGTCGACACGTAGTCCTTGACCGCCTTGTCCGCGCGCTGGCGGATGGTTTCGAGGTTGGCCGCTGGCTGCGAGTAGATGGTCCCCTGGACCGAGATCGTCTCGTTGACCGCGCTCTGGACGTGCAGGTCGACACCAAGCGGAAGGCGATAGATTCCGTCAACTGCGCCGCGGATGTAATTGTCGACGGTGGTCGCGACCGTGCCCGGCAATGCGCCGCCAGCGCCAGCGATGTAGACGTCGACACGCCCCGTGCCGAGCGTGTTGAGGTCGTCGACCCACACGCGGGTGACCGACGCGGATGCCTCCAGCGCCCACAGCTGGTAAGCGGCGGTCGGGGCTGCGTAGGCGAGTGCCGCCCACTTGCTCTGATTGCGCAGGCGCAGCCGTTCGTCGGTCTCTGGATCGGCGCCGGGGCGCTCGGTGCCGTCGTATGTGACAGTGGTACCGGCAAGAGGAGTGGACAGGACGATTGCTGTCGGCGCAGTTGGCGCCGCTACATCACCTGGCACCTCTGCGTCGAAGAAGATGGTCGCAACGGCGCCTGTGGCGAGGCTTAGCGATTGGCTGTTGCGATAGGTGACGCCCTTGGTATCGGTAGCAACCAAGTCGCCAATCGCAGCAGTGAACGGGCCTACCGAGTTCGGGCGATCGTCTATGATCACCTTGATACGCGCTGCAACCGCCGGGATCCGCGTGTTGCCGTAGTGCGACGCGCTCAGCAGCGTCAACCAATCACCGGTGGCGGTGTCGTTGTAGCGCCCTTTCGCGAGCACGACTGTCGTGTTGCTCGCCGACGAATGGAGCCGCGCAAGAAGCTGGACCAGCGTCCGCGCGATGCTTCCGCTCTGCCAGGACCGCGCGGTGAAGCCGAGCCCGGTGAGGATGTCGAGGATGGTGTCGAGCGACTGCTGCTCGGTCGACGGCGTGAGCAGTTGCGCGAGTGAGAGGCTCACAGCGGCTCTCCGTTGAGCAAGATGGAACTCGTGACCTTGTCGATCGTGAGCGTCAGGTCGAAGGGGCCACCGCCATCGACGATGCGCACACCGATCGAGAGCGCCTCACCAACCATCGAGACGTCGGCGTCGGCGGTAAGAACGCGCTCGTCTGCCTCGACCTGCTCGAGCACTCCGGACGCGATCGGTCCTGAGCCGGGGTAGATGCCGCTCAGGTACTGCCGCAGGTCGTACCCATACGACTGGTCGTAGAACAGCGCACCTCGCGGGGTGGACAGTCGGCGCCCAATCGACTCGATAAGTGCGCGCCGCCCGTCGGCTTCTTCGAGCGCGGGCGAGAGGTCACCGAGACCTGAGATGTCGGAGCCGTAATCAGCCACGTATACCTAGACGCTCATTGCGACCGACAGCGGCGCGCGGCGAGAATTGCGGGATGGGACATCGACGGTGGATTTGGGTCGCCGCGCTCAGCGCGTGCGGAGGCGGGGACATGCAGCTGGCGCCAAAGGCGCCCGAAGCCGGCTCAACGGCGGCGTATGCCGCGGTTGGCGGCAGGGGTGGCGACGTTGCGGCTGCGGGCGGCGCGGGTGCGGTGGCGGATCCTCGCCAGACTGGTGAGGATCCGGGCGGTGCGGGCGGGATAGCCCCAGCGATGCCAGTTGGCGGGATGGTGGCCGGGAACACGGGGGAGGAAGTTCACCCCGTGCCCCAGCCGCAAGCGGGCTCAGGCGGCATGCCAAAGCCGGAGACTGGTGGTGGTGGAGCTCCGGCCATGCAGCCTGTCGAGCGCGTCCTGTGGTCGCAGACGTGGACCGTGGCGCTGCACGGAACGGACGTGCGCAGCGAAACCGAGGGGGACCGGATGGGGCTGATGATCAGCGCCGGGAAGGGGTGTGAGTTCGGCGCCGAGCCGGGTCTGAGCGGCGAAACCAAGTCATACCCGACGAACGGTGCATGCATCAGCGCCGCCATCAGTTCGGCGCGGGGTGGTGCGGCGGTGTTCTCGGGCACTGACCAGATCGCTTGGACTGGCAGCGCCGAACTCTCCGGCTGGACGGCCGCCGTGACCGGCCACACCGTGCTGTACCTGCGACGGACGCAGACGTACGAGCTCTGGCTGCTGGATAACGGCGCCTGGACCTACGATTACGCGGACTTCACCGGAACATGGGAGGCGGTGGGGTACTGATATGACCCCTGCTCGCGTCTCGCCTCACCCTGTCGTATCGTGCAAGCGAATGACGTGAGGCGAGACGGCCTCACGGCCAGCCTCGATCACGCAAGCGAGAGGGGTTGGCCGATGGAGACTCAGATGATGCTGTTTGGCGAGGACGTGTTGGGTCGGGCGGGCGCGGCGAAGGCGGACGTGTACGTCGAGCCCGGGCTGAGCTTTGCCGACGCCATAGACGTCGCGCGGAACTACGGGGCGGAGACTGCGGTGCGGTACCAGGTTACCGAAGAGGTTAGGGACAAGATCCGCAACTTCATCGGGGGCTTGGTAGCGGCGCACGATTACTCAGCGGACGAAGCTGAGTATCTGCGCAACGTCGCTTGGGCTGGGGCGGAGCGCAGCAATGCGCTTTCCGAATTGCCGTTCTGAACCGTTGGCCCCTGGGAAACCAGGGGCCGTCTCGACCTCACGCATTCACCACATATGCGCTACCCGACCGAGAAAGAGCTAGAGCAACTCGCCACCTGGCCGATCCGTGCGCTGGCAGACTGCCAAGTCGTGCTAACGGCAGCGGCTGAACTGTGGTGGCCACCACGCCCGCACGACAGTCTCGGACAGTTTCCTCGGGCGCACTTCGCCACTGGGGGATGGTCTGGAAACGAAGACGTTCTTACGGCGCTGAAGGCAAACGCCGTCTTCTGGGCGCTGTGCTGGGAAAGCAGCAGTGTAGGCGGCCTGCACGTGTTCAGGCTGCCCGATTACCCCACGTCTTCAGACGGCGCTGGTGGCGCCATCGACTGAATGCGCACGACCTCGTCCTGGGGCATGCTCTGGACGATCTTCTCGACGACGGGGCTAGCCGGGATGAACGCCAGCTTGCCGTAGAGGAACGCTGCGGCGCCGACCAGCGTCGCCTGCGCCTCCGCGTTGCCCTTGAGCAGGGTGAACGCCAGCGCGTAGCAGATGACGATGACGGCGATGCACGCGATGTGGACGTACGAGATCGACTGCTTCATGTGGCCTGTTTGCAGCTAGCGGCTGCGTGTGGTGGAGTGGCTGCGGAAGGAATCGTGGGGCAATGGCGCCTCACGGCCCAAACCTCGCGAGGAAACGAAAGGGGAATGGGTATGCAGCAGCTACGTTTGACGCCGACGGTTCTGAATCTTGTGTCTCTCGCGATCAAGGCCTACGAGGTAGGCGTGGCCGCAGCGGCTTCGCTGAAGGACCCCAGCGTCGATCCAAAGTTCGTAGACGCAGACATCGACCTGGCCATCATGTTGATGGAGGTTCAGTACGATCTGTCGCTGACTCAGCGTGATTACCTCCTCGGAATGGCGAGGAAGCACGCTGGCCTCACGCACTGACGGCGTGGTGCTCACCGGCTCGGCATGGAGCTGAACCGGTGGGCGCTGTTGCCTCACGAGACCTTTCAGGACCACGGGACAGGCGAGCCAGATACCGGCGTCGCCGTCCCGGTGCGCGCCCAGGCGTCCATCGCGCTGGCGATCTTCGTCGCCGCGAGCGCTGCCGTCTCGGGGTAGGGCGGCGCGAGCAGCGCGACCCAAGCGAACGGTACCGGGGGAGGCACTGCGGCGAACGCAGGGGCCATCCCGACGCCCAGCGCTGCCGCGTAGGTGGTCAGCGCCGTCGTCATGCTCGGGATAGCGTTGGGGAGCGCGAACGCGGCTGCTAGCTGCGCCTGGAGCGCCGCGCGGGCTGCCGCTTGCGTAGAGCTCGGCGGCGCGATGGCAGCGAAGTAGGTGCCTATCGCGTCGGCCCACTTGGCGGCGCAGTCGGCCACCGTTGCCCCCGGATGCTCGAACGTGTCGCGCAGCCGCGATTCGAGTGTGGCGGAAGCAAGGGGCATCAGGTCGGCGGCATCCCAGGTGTTGGGACGTCGGTTGGCCCTGTCGCGGCGGGATGGATGTGCCGGCCAAGGCGCACGCGCGTAGCTGGCAGCGCGCTGTGCGCTGTGATCTCCCCCGTGCACTCGATGTCCCCGTCGACGATGAGCTTTGGCGTCCTGATGCGGACCTCGGTGCAGCTGGACCCGTCGGGCCACAACGCCGCCGCCGGGAGCTTCGGATCGCCAGCCTCGAAGAAGAGCAGCACCTTGCCACCAGCCGGCACGCGCACTGTGACGCCTGGGATCCCGTGCCGGATGGGTACGCCGGTCAGCCCGTTGCCGCGCAACTGCTTGGCGTCCGGGATGATCTCCAGCGTGCCGTCGGCGCTCTGGCTGAGCACTTTGGACGGGTACAGCCGGCTGTAGTCGATCTTGTCTGCGGTGCGCTGGTCGACGATGGCTGCGATATCCTCGGCCACGCGCGAGCCGCCGTTAGCCGACTCGTAGAGGATCTCTTGCCGCAGACCGCCGCCGTTCTCCGTGCTGGTCGTCACGCGCGAGACGCGGCGACCACCGAACGACTGGCCCGGAGCTACATGCGGCGCTTCGGGCGCAATCACCACGGCGTCACGGCCTGGGGTACGATCGATCTCGTCGTGAGCGGTCTTTGACTCCGCCCACTTATCAGCCCCCAGCCAGACCGTGCCGTCGCGTTGAACTCTCCAGACGAGGCCGAGCTCGTCTGCAACCTTCTTGAGCGTGATGCTCGCTGGCCCCTTGGTGCGGGTCCACCGCGCCACCTGGTGCCCTCGCACCGCAGGGTCGGTGTCGGAGGACAGCGACTCTCCGGTCTCCCGCATGATGTCGGTCACCACTGCGCCGAGGTTTACGCCTCGGTAGTGTTTGACCTCCAGCACCTTGCCCAGCTTCCCGGCGCCGCCGACGAGCTGCAGGTGCACGCGCCCAGCGTGGTGGTCGCCCTTGACTACGATGCCCGTCCACGTGACGCCGTCAATGACTAGTGACACTTTGCCGGTGATGGCAGCGTCGGCGTCGACGTCGACCATGGCCGACCAGACGCCGACGCGCGGCTCGGTCAGCGTGCAGCTGATGACGTTCTTTCCGTTGCAGGTAGCGGTCATTGCCCGGTCAAGAACGGAGCGATCGCCGAGGATGGGTCAATCGAACGGTTGAGCGTCGCCTCGGGCGGGTTGCGCGTGTCCGTGTTGGACAACGGCTGATGGTCCGCGTCGTAGTCCTCGGCGCTGATGAACGGCTGAATCGTCGACGTGCGCCACGAGCCCGCGCCGCGCAGTTGCGCGACCATGATCTCGGAATCCGTAGGCGGCGTCACCTTAGGCTTGACGTTCGTCTTCTTGGGCTCGGCCGACCACTCGATCATATCGATCGCGAACTCCAGGATGCCGTCCTTGATCTCAGGAGGACGAATGCGCTCGACGTACACCGTGGTAACGCCGATCAGCGCGGCGGCCGGGTGATAGATCTTCAGCGGCTGCTTGATTCCCCCGGGCTTCTTCGGGTGAATGTCCGGCATGATCCGCTGCAGCTGCGCCCAGTCGTCGTTAGGTTGGCCGTTTGCGTCGCGACCAGCCAAGCGCCCCACTGCTTGCAGTCGGGGCGGCAGCAAGCCCATGTCGCGGATGCGCGCGCCGTCCTTGTCCTTGGTCTTCTTGTGGTCGACCTGACGCGCGCATTCGCCGCCGGTGATCGCCCAGACACCCGGCATCACGTGCACGCCGAGCGTGAGCTTGTCCCACGGCGCGTCTGGATCGTCCCAGTGCGGAATCGATGGCATTTACATCGCCCCTGCTTCGAGCGCTTGAGACTGGAAGAACTGCTCCAGCATGCCCTTTTGCGCTTGGCCGACGTCGCGCGCGATGGCTGCAGAGTCCTTGCCGTCGCCGTTTATGTGGATCGCCGACTCGAACTTGATCTGGTTGTTCGTGGTCTTCTGCGCGCCGTTGGCCGCAAGGTTCTTGGCTGCGTCGGTGGGGACTGCGCGCAGCCCGCGAGTGGTTTGTTGCTCGTCACGCGCAGCGAACGTGTCCAAGCCCCACTGCGCGATCTCTTCGCGGAAGGCGTAGGAGAGACCGGCGAGCCCAAGTCCAGCGAGCGCGCCGCCACCAGCTAGCAGGCCCGCGGTGCCGAGGCCCGCGGTCAGCGCTGCCAGCCCCGTGGTGCCGCCGCCTGCGGCTGCGGTGGTGGCAGCGGCCGTGGCTTCCGCTCCGGCTGCTGCCGCGGCGGCTTCGGCTGCGGCTGTTGCCGCCGCACTCGCGGCAGCGCGCTTCGCGAGCGCCTTACCAGTAGCCCACTGCAGGCCGAAACCGATGAGGCTGTCATCGAACTTAGGCGCAGAGTCGCCGCCACCGCCGCCAAGAAGCACTTTGAGCAGGGAAGCGGAGTTGCCGGCGCCAAGCAGCTTCAATACACCGATCGTGCCCGCGCCGAAGAGTGCGAGATTCTGATGATCTGCGAGCCACAACACCGCATCAGCGATCTTGCTGATCGCCTTGAGCGCGAGTTCGAACGCCTCAGCTAGACGCTTGCCAAGTGCACGCGCCTTCTCCAGCGGCGGCACCGCGCCATCGGCCGCGCCCATGGCATCGACGATCACGCTGAAGCCTTCGCCGAATCCGGTCGCGAACTCCAAGGCCAGCGGGATGATGCGCTCAGCCATCTCCAGCACCTTGCCGATGAACCTGGTCATCTGGTCGCCCTGGATGCCGTCGATGGCCTTGGTGATGCGCTCGACAACCGGCTTGAGCTTGTCGAGGTTCTTCTTGACCGCTTCGCCCAGGCGCACGAATAGGAATTGCGGCGCGATCTTCAATTGGCCGATGAGGCCATCGAAGGTGTTCGACATCGTGTCTTTGCGCAGCTGGCCGGCGCTGCTGCTGTGCGTTTTCTCTAGGATCGCCGCTTTGATCGCCGCGATGCCAGTGTCAGCGTCGATCTGTCCTTTGGAGATCATGCCGCGCACGGCCTCCTCGGACTTGCCGGTGATCTTTGCGAGGTTCTTGTAAACAAGAACCGTTGAGACGTTTGCCTCCGCCAGCTGACCGACGAGTTCCTCTGCCTGCAGCTTGCCCTTGGCTTTGATCTGCGTGATGGCGGTCAGCGCCCGGTGCGCGGCCTGTGCGTCTCCGGTGACGCCCTGCAGGTCGGCTGAGATCTTGACCAGTTCCTCCGCTTCCGGGAGCTTGAACTGCATCGCGAGCAGGTGCTTCATCGAGCCGGTCGTCTCCTCGACGTCCTGACCCAACTCGCGCGCGAGACGAAGCGACGTGTCCCACGCCCGCTGTGCCCCGTCAGCGCTTCCGGTCAGCGAGTGAAACGCGACCTCGGACGACTCCTTGAACCGCGCCATGTGCACGGCGCCTTCGACCAGCTTGTACCCTGTCGCGCCGGCCACTGCGGTCGCCCCGAACGCGGCCCACTTCGCGGCGCTTTTGGCTTTGTCGACCATGTAGTCGATCGCCTTGTCGGCGTTCTTCGTGGCCGTCTTGAGCGGGAACTTGCCGATTTGACCAAAGGCGCCGCCCGCACTCGGCCCCTTGCCATCACCGACGAACTTGCCGCGGGGGTCGCGCCAGCGGCCTGCCTTGTCTTGCGTGAATCCCTTGGCGCGGAAAGCAGCCTCGCTGGCCTTCTTCGCCGCGTCAGCCGACTTCTTCATCCTGTCGAACTGCGCACCAATGGACCCGATCGCACGCACGGCGGCCTTCGCAGGTCCCGAGACCTTGTCGACCAAACCGACTGCAAACGATGCGGAGTCCATGTGTTATTCGCCGGGGCGTTTGAAGAAGAAGCTTCGTATCAGTGCGATGTCATCGAGGGCCATTGCCACGAGCAGCGCGCCGTCCATGCGTTTGGACCGGGGCGCGTCGCTGTCGAATAGCGCGAGGAGCGCGGCGGCGGAGCACAGCGGGTGACTGCGCAGCCGCGTCAGAGTTTTTTTACGTCGAGCTCGTCGCTGGCGCCCGCCAGTTCGGTCAGCTTGGTGCTGATGGTGGTCGGCAGCGCCGGCTTCTTCGCGAACACTGCGAGCACGTCAGCACGCGCCGGCCAGACGATGTTGTCCAGCACGTAGTTACGCATCGCGCTCACACGGTCTTTTTCGCGCAAAATCTCGCTCTGGAACGCATCCCAGGACTCCGCGCTTGGCGTACGCAGCACCCACGTCGACCCGGAAACGCTCACCGCGTGCAGGTCGACTCCGGGGTACTTCGATTTCAGTTCACGAATCGTCTCTTCCGTCAGTTCCATAGGTGCCTTCCCTTCATCAACTCGTGGCCCGTCAGAGCCCGATCAACGCCGCTGGCGCACCGCCAAGCCCGGAGCCGGAGCCCGCGACCTTGTAAGCGCCGTTCCAGCTGATGCGGTACACGCTCAGGTCGACCTTGGTGACCAGCGCGTCGCCGCTGCCGCTGCTGTGCGAGTTCTCTTCCTTCATGATCCGGCAGCCCTCGATCGTGTCGGTGATCAACGCGCTGCCGGGCTCGCGATAGACGACCGTGATCACAAACGGGGCTTCTCCGTAGCCACCGAGCCCGAGAGCGATCAGGTCGCGCTTGACCGTCTCGAAATCGAGCTTGGCCATGGTGAACGACGCCTCGGCCTTGTACGGTCCGCGCGTCCGACCGACCATGTACGAGCTCGTGCCGTGGAGCTCGCCAGGTTCGAGGCTGTCGGAATACGAGATCTCAGTGACAGCCGTGCGCGAGATGCCGTTGATGGCGATCGTGATCGAGCTGTAGCTGTAGATGTTGCCGTTGATGACGCGGCCGGTTTGTAGTGCGGGCATGTGCTATCAACCTCCGACGTTGGCCGCGAAGCTCAACTCGTTGACGATGGATTTGGCGTAAGCGTGCGGTCGGATCGCGACCTTGACCTTGACCGTGTTCGACGCGAGCACATTGGTTGTGCGGTCGACCTTGACGTCGAGCGCCGACACGTGCCCTTGCAGACCCTGCGCGTTGTCAGGGTCCTGCAGCACGGTCCGCAACGCGTCACGCGCCTTGTCTTCCATCACCACCGCGTAGAGTGGATCGATGGTGCCGTCCTCTTGGACGCCGACGATGCTCGACAGGAACGGCAGCAGCGCGCGGTATGCGGTCGCGGTTGCGACGTCCATCACGCGACCGTGCTGCCAGAACTGGTAGTCAGAGCCTGGCGACGCTTTGAGGCGCGCGCTCGTGACGAAGAAGCCAGGGATCCCCTGATGCGTGCGCAACGTCGTGAATCCGTCGCCGTCGAGAAGCTCCTGCAGGTACTCGTTGTGCGTGATGGATTGAACGCCGGGCAAAGCACCGGCCGAGTACCAGGCGAGATCTGTGCTGATCAGCGAGTCTGCGGCTCGTGCGGCCACAGGGCGAACAATCGACGTGGCTGGCGCGCCGCGGCCGATGATCGGCTTGGCCGAGGTGCAGACACAGCGGCCGTATCCGACGAGGACGCGCTCGGATGCGAACGACAGGAACGCGGTCTTCGTGGTGGCAGCCACGTCTGACCCAGCATCCAGCATGAACCTCATCGGCCGAAACTGCTGAAACAGCGCAGTGGCGTGGGTTGAGCATGCCGCAGCCATCGTAGCGGCGTTGGCGGCGGTCTCGATGCGGCCGGACAGGATGATCGCAGCGAGGCTGGTGTTGTCGGCCTTGACCACGTCGATGCCTGTAGCGAGCGACGTGGTCGAGAACACCTGCTCATGCGTCGTGAACGAGTGGACGTCACCCTTCTCGAACAGCACAGGCCCGCCGCCAGGAACGAACGTCAGCGTCAGGCCAGTCTTCGGCACAGCGTACGTGCCTCCGCCTCCGCTCGGCACGATGATCTGCTCGCTGTACTCCTTGCCGGCGTCGAGCGAGTAGCGAAACTGAGCAGCGCCCAGAGCGCCGGTGACGCGGATCTCGACACGCACGTCGTAGGAGTCGAGAGGCGTGCCAGCAACCGTGACCGTCCCCGTGCTCGTGGACGCTGCCGTCTTGGTGACCGTGCTGATCGGCGTGGTCGGCGCCGTGCCCGTCAGTCGCAGCCCGTAGACCGGCCCACCAGCGATTGCCAGGTGGTAGCAGAGGTCTTCGGAGAGCGGCCCCTGGCCGTAGGTGTCGATGACGTCACCTGGCGAGGTGAAGGCGCCGAGCGCGGTTGTTGAGCCCTTCTCCGCGACACCCATGTAGAGGAACGAGGTGATCGCTGCGGGAGCGGTGGGCAGCCCCGGATCGCGGATGGTCTGCGTGATCGATGGAATTGCCACTGGCGTCAGCTCCTGCTGCGGTAGTCAGCCGCGGGATGCGGCTTGAGTTGGTCGCTGGCGGCGGCGTCGCACGCGGCCGCGTACTGCTCCGACGTCAGCTGCGGAGCGATGCCGCTCCGAGCTTCGTACGCAGGCCACCCGTGCAGCTGCTCGGCACTTGCGTGCTTCCAGCGCTCCGGGTGGAGCCGGCCACGATCCGACATCGGGTAAAAAACCTCCGCCCACTGCGCAGGCGTCCGGGTGGGTGACGCGCCGCCTTGGGAAGGCGAGTCAGCGGAGACGGTGGCCGCTGATTGCGGCACGTCGCTTGTGTCCACCTGTTCGGTGGGCGGAGTCTTGGGCATTGATCAGACCTGCTCTTTGATCGCGAGCTCTTGTTCGAGCCGCAGAACTGGAGGCGTGGCTGTGACCTGCGTCCTGTCGACGAGGTCGATCTCGTTGAGCCTGACGAACTGCATTTCAGGCGTTTTCGTGACGTTCATCGACCAGACGAAGCGCTGCAGGATCCGACTGTTGCCGCCCCACATATGACCGGACGAGCCGAACGCCTCGGTCTGATAGACGCCATCGGCGGCTTGGCTAGACGTCTTGAACACCGCATGCACGGCGTTGCAGACAGCCTTGCGAATGGCGCAAGCGTCGGCGAAGTTGCGCCCTGTGATCTGGCATTCGACGGTGACGTGGTCGACGTGCAGCGTGTCCCATGCCTGACCGGTGATCGGGTCGTAGACCGGCGAGGTCTGATCGGGTGGCTGGCAATCGAACTCAACCGGGATCCACACGACACGGCGCAGCGAGGCGTGCTCAGACTCGGAGGTGCGGAACAGGCCGAAGTCGATCGAGTCGTCAGCAATAGCGTCCCGCACGAGCAGCACAAGGCGCTCGAAGTCGCTGATGGAGTCGTCCATGGCAGATGTGCTGTTGAATCAGTCGACTACGCCGGCTTTTCGTGCGAGCGCGCGTAGTCGTTGGAGCTTGCGGATCAGGCCGCCAACACTTGTTCCGCGTGAACTGCTGCGCCTGTCGCTCTTGCGCGTGCCGCCATTGTCGTTCGCGGGCTTACGCGATGGCACCGCCACATCGGCAGCGCTCTTGTTGCCCTTCGTGCGTCTCTTCACCGCGGGTTTGGAGCCGTCAGCGGCATCCCCGAAGTGGTCATGCATTTCGGCCAGCGCCACTGCGCGCAGCTCGCGTGCCCACGTCTTGGGCAGTCCCTTGGCACTGGTCGGAACCATCGCGCGCTGTGGGCGTGACCCGTTGCGCGGCTCCTGGTGATAGCCGGCGTATTCGACGCTTGGAGCAATTCGCCACGTGCGCGCGGTCGCCTTCTCGACGTGCCACCCGTTGCGGAGCCGCGTCGTCTCGCCGTGGAGGATCTTGCGGCCGTCTGGGCGCTGCTTCTTCTTCCACTTGCGTCCGTACGGATCACGCTGTCGGTCGAATCCCTCGCCGACCAGAGTGATGGCAACCTCGGCCTGTGCCTCGGACGTGTGCTCGACCACGACGGATGCGTCTGCGAGCAACTCAGCCCAGCGGTCAAGCTTGGCCTTGAGGTTGCGGGCGTTGACTTTGATCACACCCGCCAAGACCTGCCGCGTTCGCTCGCGACATAGACCTCGTTCTCAGCAGCCTCGGGCGTAGAGTCGACGATCCCGACCGGGCGCAGTTTGCCGTTGGCGATGCGGTTGAGCCACGTGATGGCCTCTCCGCGACCGACTTCAAGCGATGCGTCTTTGCCGCTGTCGGGGTCGAATCCGCGGTGCCGCATGGCTTCGTAAGCGGCCATCTTGGCGACGTGCGAGCGCGTGCCGATGTCCCACGCTGTCAGCGGCAGCTTGTACGCGCTCGACAGGTAGCCCTCAGCTTCGCCGCTGGCAGCCAGGCACGCGCGCGCCAGTTGCTCGGGCGACACGAGTTCAAGCGCTGCAGCTGGCAGGCCGTAGCGCGCGATGTCCGCCGGCAGCGCATAGAGCTGGTGCGCCACGGCGGTCAGGGCAAACGTGGCGCTCGGAGATGAGCCAGCGATGGCCCAGCGAGCCCGGATGAACCGCAGAGCGTCGGGGATGACCAGTGCCCGTGTCGACGGCTTCGACAGCGCGTCGAACCGCCCGGCAAACACCCACTCCGTGCCCGTGCGCGATGTCTCTACGATCACCGTGACCACGGTCGTCGCGGCCAGCGCTGTCACATCGAGCGTGAACTCGACGAGCGTACGGTCTCCGAGGTCGATTGGCGTCGAACTCGCGCCCGACGCTGACTCAGCGCCTGAAGCGTGAAGGGTGATGGCGATGGTGTTTGGCACAGGGGCTACGGAATGGCTGGAAGCGCGGCGAATGCTGCAAGCACGGCCTCGGCATCGAACTGGCTCATGCCGACCGTGCGCATCAACTCGTCGACTGTTGCGCCGTCGAGGTATGCGCGCTCGGTGTAGCCGGCGGATGCGAGGCGGGCCGCGAACGGGAAGGTAAGCGGTAGGACGTCACCGACCGGAAGCGTGGCGATGTTCGCTCGCCACACTCCGGCCAAGTGCTGTTGATCACGCGCTTTCGCGTCGTGGTACTTGAGCAGCAGGTAGCGCTTGTGCGTGACCGGCTGCTCGGTGATGAGTGGCTCAAGGGCCATCAGCGGCGCTGTTGCTGAGCGTTGCGCTGCTGCGGCTGTTGGGCGGTCGGCGGTGCCTTGGGCGCGTCTGCCGCCGCGACAGAAGCCGCGGCGGGTGCTGGCGCCGTGCCCAAGATTTCCGCGCGCTCGCGATCGAACTGCTCGCGCTCAGCAGCGCGCTTCGCTGCGTGCATCGCGTGGTAGCGGCGGTACATCAGGCGACCACGACGAACGGCAGGTGGATGAAGCCCGCGCCTGCGGTGAACGCCGAGGCGATGCGATCGAACTTGATCGTGCTGCCGCCAGGCAACACGACCATGCTCGGCGCCGCGGTGATCTTGGCGCCGCCGGTGCCGCGCTTGAAGCCTGCGACCAGAGTTGCGGTCAGGTCGCCGGTTGCACCGCCATGGACGTCGCCCTTGGTGGTGTAGCCGGTCGCGCTCGACGAAATGCCGATCGCAGGGGTTGAGCCGCCGGTGAAGGCTGTGGTGACCTCCCATGCGCCGGCCATGAACATGCCGATCGTGAGGCCAGTCGGCACGGTGTAGAGCACCTCGCCGTCGGTGGTGGCGTAGCTGATTGCCAGCTTGAGGTAGAACGGCTCGCCGCCGGAGCGGACGCCGTTCTTGGCCATCGGAAACCCGTAGGCGGATGACGAAGGAATGCCAGCCATGTGCTTGTTCTCCTATGGGCTTTCGATCAGAGGGTGAGTTGCGTGACGACCTTGACGGCCGGGGTCTTCGTCGAGCCTGGGATCCGCTGGTAGCGGTAGGGAACGAAGTAGTGATGGGCGGCGACGACGGTCGCGTCTGCAAGGATGTCCTTGTCCGTGTCGACGCTCATCTCGCCGTTTGCCCAGATCACGAGCGACTTCTCCTTCAGGAGGTAGCTCTCGTAGTTGTAGGTCGTGCCCGAGACGAGCGTTTTCTTGCACTTGTCCGAGACGACCAGGAGCGCGCCGCCCCAGCGCGCCGGCTGGTAACCATCCGGGCCTTCGGTCTCGACGGAGACGAGCGGACGACCGAAGCCATCCTTCTTCTTGAGGATGTCGAAGTACACGTCGGAGTGACACGCGATCAACGAGATCCGCGTCTGCTCGTCGCCCCACTTCTGGCGCGCGCCGAGCATGTTGTCGTAACCGAGCGTCTTGTCCGACAGCCCGGTCACGTCGTGCACGAAGTTTACCGGCACGTTGGTCGAGGCGACATCGATCAGCGCCTTGTCCCAGCGGCGCTGGATGACCTCGCGGATCTGCCGCGCCGCCTCGGCATACGGGTCGCCGTATGACGCCCACTGCGCCCACTGCGTGATGGAGAACGCCTTGCCGATGTGCAGCGCGCTGGCTTGCTCCTTCGTGGCGGTGATGCCTTCCGGCGTCAGCGCGTCGCCCTCGTTGAGGATGTCCTCGGCCTCGCCGAGCGTGCCGAAATATGGCACGGTCACGACGTCGCCGCCGCGAACCGAGTTCGGCAGGCTCATGTTGACGGTTGCGGCCGACGATCCGTACAGAGCGGTCATCAGCGCGAATTCGCCGCGCATGATCTCCGTGAGGATCTCGGGAATGATCAGATCACTGCGTCTGGTTACAGGCATTTACGTGTAGCCTTTTCGTTTTGGGGTGAATGACTCGCCGAGCTCAGGCGCTTGCGCGCTGCTGCTGGCTCTGAGCTCGGGATGCCCCGCGCTCGACGCTGTTCGCCTTCAGTTGCTCGTACAGTTCGCGGTCGCTGGTGAAGAGCGCTGCGAGCTCAGGCCCCGTCATGGCCTCGTAAGATTTGCCGTTGTGAGTGAGGATCCCGGCTGCGGATTCCTTCGCCGCTTCGGTCTTGGGCGCAGGCTGCGACGTGCCGCTGCCGCTCTTTGACTCGACCTTGAGCGCGACCGGAGCGACGGCGAGGAACGCCTTGAGCTCGGACACCGGGCGCTCTGCCCAAAACGCTTCCATGGCTGGGGTGAGCTTGCGGCCTTCGGCGGCTGCCTTGTCCGCAGCCAAGAGCGACGCGCGCTCCTGCGCTTCGAGTTGCTTCGCCTGGGCGTCGATCTGCGCGGTGAGCGCCGGCACCTGCTCGGCTGCCGCCTGCAGGCCGCGGATGGCGCCGAGCACGGCGTCGGTCGACTCGCTCTTGGTGATGTTTCTGAGCTCGGCGACGAAGCGCGCGAGCTGGGATACGGCGGTGATCACCGCGCTGTCATCGGCGTCCGCATTCAGGCCCGCCGCTTGTGCAATCAGTTTGATGCTCATGTCTTGTAACCTCTTGCGGGCGGCAGAGGCCTCCGCAGTTGTCGCCGCAGCTGGTTGCTGCGGAACGCTGTTGGCGCGCGACAGCAGGCCTTCCATCGCCTCGCGCAGGTCTTCCTTGGTGAGCGGCTCGGCTGACACCTCGTCGCCCTCGGCCGGCTCGTCGTCATCAGCGACGTCGTCGTCGGCCTCGTCTTCGTCGTCGACTTCCCCCTCGTCGTCTTCGGGCGGAGCGATCGGAACGGTCTCGTCATTCGGTCCGGCGACGAACGCCGGGACGTGCTGGTAGCCGTAGACCGATAGGTCAAACGACGCGGCGACCTTGGCCTTGCCGGGCACGATCTCGTCGCAGAAGCCTTCGCGCTTCGCCGCTTCCGGCGTCAGCCACGTTTCGGCCGCCATCATCTTGCGGCAAGCTGCGGCAGTCTTGCCGGTCCGTGCCGCGTACAGCTGCGCCATGCCGTCGTTGAGCGTTTCGAGCGCGTCCATGGCCTTGCGCAGGTCCTCGACGCGGCCTTTGACCATGCCCGAAGCGCTGGCCTCGTGGATCATGAGCGCCGAGCCTGTGTGCATGCGGATCGTGTCGCAGCCCATGGCGACGATGGAGCCTGCACTCGCGGCGAGCCCTTCGACCTCGCACGTCTTTTTCGCGGGGTGCGAGGCAAGCATCGCGCGGATCGCCATGCCGTCGAACGCCGAGCCGCCTGGGCACGACATGCGGACAGTGATGGTGTTGACGTTGCCGGCGTCGGCTATGGCGCGTGACACGACGTCTGCGCTGATGCCTTCGCCGAACATTCCGGCGCCGATCGGGCCGTACATGCGCAGCTCCAGCCCCTCGCCGGTGGCGAGTGCTTCGAACTTCTTGGTCATGTGGATCCTCTGGGCGCGTTACCCGCGCGGTATCTGGCAGCGCTCGCACCAGTCGCTGCGGGTGCCGGCTGCCCAGTCGTGGAGACCGACGAAGCAGAGCAGGCGCCGGGCGTGGTAGGCTGCGCGAATGGCAAACATCTGGAAGCTCAGCGACGGGACGGTCATCACGCAGGACGGCGGCGTCACGTCGGTGACCGGCGACAGCAAAGCCGCGGTAGACCTGCAATCCGATCTCGAACTGCAGAAGATGGGCGACCGCATCACGTCTCCGAGCGCGTTCGTGCGTCAGTTGCTTAACCCCGCGGATGCGTGGTCGGTGCACTGCTGGGTGGCCGAGAAGGCTCGGGAAAACGGCTTGGAGATCACCGAGGAGCCCGACATTGAGAAGCCGGAGCAGTTCAAGACGGTGAAGGGTCGAATCTACTGATTCGCGAGCTGGCCGAGTACGAAGTGAAACGTGTCCTTGTCCTGCGCGACCACGCGGCCCATTTTCGTCGGATTGTTGAGATGCTCGGTGGTGGTGGCGAGCAATTCGGTTGCCTCGCGACCACCAGGGCCTTTGCCCTCGTAGACCTTGCCGGCGAACGGAGTGTGTAGCTTGTCCGGCTGCGCCAACTCGTCGTGGCCGTACGCTTCATGATCCTTGAGCGTGTTGAGCTTCACTACCGGCTCGCCCTTGGTTCGGGCCTGCAGGTAGGCGACCGACTTGGCCAGGCGCTCTGGGTTGCGCTCCTCGATGGCGTGCCCCCACTCGTGCATCACGGCGCTGGTGATCTCGTGTCGATTGGCGGTGCCGCCCGCTCCTAGATTGATGTGCGACCCCTGCTGAAACGCTCGATCTTCGTGGTCGGCCGACCAGCGATACCCGGTCGGCTGCTTCAGATCGGCATGCGAGAGAGCGCCGAACGCGGCGGCGGCATCGGCGCGCGCGCCGCGGAGCTCCACGTGTGGCAGCCTCGCGCCTGCTGCGACTGTAACGTCGTGGTCGAGCCTGATGTCGCCTGCCCGGTCGTTCCCGAGCGCGCGGTGATGAGCCGCGATAGCGATCGTGGCCTCGAACTCGGCCACCTTCTTGCGCTCCATGTCGGCCAACATGGGGTTTTTCTTCGGAGCGTTGGCCGATGCCTTGGCGGCGTCGATCAGCGAGCCTGCGTCCGCGTGCCCGTCCTTGAGCAGTTTCGCGTGCATCGGCGACGTGCGGATGTCGTAGACGTCCACGCCGGCAGCCTTGAGCGCGTCCACCGACTCGTGCAGCTGCTCCGGGGTGAGCGCGCGGCCCTGGTGTTCCATCGCGCGACCCCACGCAACCGTGCTCGCAGCCTCTCCGTACTGCGCCTTGAGCTCGGCCTCGTGATGGGCCGGGTCATGCAGCGGTGAGGCGTACGAGCCGCTACCGGAGCGCCCAGACGTCCACTGCCCGCCCTTGGACGAGCCGGCTGGGACGCGGGGCTGTCCGCTCGCAAACTTGGCCTCGAGCGCGAGCTCGGTGTCGGCCGACTTACGGCGGCGCTTCTTCGCCGCCCGCGCACGCATCGACTCCTGCTTGCGCGTGTACTCGCGCGCGAGGTGGTGGTCGTACTTGGCGAGATCGGGGTGCCACATCGCGCCCGCTCGGAGCGGCGGGGCAAGACCCCAGTCACCGGCGATGTCAGGCCGCGGCGCTTCGCGTGTCGGACCGCCAGCCCGCTTGACCATGCGGTCGCTGAGAGCGCGTACGGCGGATCGGCAGCGATGGTGGGAGGGTGGCCAGTGAGTCAGCCACCATGGATCGTCATGCCGGCGGATCGTGCCTGTGAGAGACCGGCAAACCCGCGTCGTACTCTGATCGAGCACGGCGTCGTACCGAAGATACTTCAACACCTTGGTCACTTCTGGCTTGTTCATCTGCCAGTAGCGGCCCGTGTTGTAGGCCATCTGGTTCGCGTTGATGAACGCCGTCGTCAGGTTCGTCGCGTTCTTCTCAGTGAACCGCTTCCCGAGCTTCTCTTTGATCGCCTTTCGCCACGCGTCTATCGCCGTGCCGTTGTCGATGGCTTTGGCGATCTCGTCGAATACGGCCTGGACGACCTCAAGCTGCTGCGTGCCAGCGAGCACGAATGCCTGCCGGCGCTCGGCAACCGTCAGTTGCTCCCACTCGTCGCGGGTGACCGGGACGCGACCGCGGAACCAGTCGGAGGCTTCCCGGAAGCGCGCGGGGTCTGCGGGGGCTTTCTTGGGCACGTCCTAAAACACGTCAGGCGCACGGTTACTTTGACGCATACTCGGCAGATGTTTGAGCGCTCTCACAGGCAATGGCCTGGTTTGCGGTCATCACCACCTCGCGGATCTTACGAACCGCGCAGGTTTGGTCTGCCGATGGCGCCGTGCACGCCAAAATCACCTCCGCAAAGGCCTTCCCGGCATCCCGGATGCGAATATAGCGTTCCTGTTGGCCAGGCTGCGGCGCGTGGTAGACGAACCAGTTGTCCAGGTCTGTTTGAGTGATCATTTCTTCCTCGAACGCCACACGAACCACCATGACAGGAGAATCCACGACGTCTATTTCCTCTCTCATCCCTGCGATCAGCGAGAGCGTGCTCGCTTGGGCACGTAGGCAGGCGTAGGATGCGGTCCATGAAATGGACGATCTCAGATGGTACGACCGTGCAACTTGGCGGGAACGTCAGCGGAAAGGGCAAGGTCGCCGTCGCGCTGCGAGCCGACATCGCGGCAACGGCTCGTGGGGAGGCGGTGTTGGTAAACGTCTACCCTGAGCCCGCCGGATCCGAGGAGCTCAACCTGTCCAACCCGCTTCACGTACACCTATGGGTGGCCGATGCGGCGCGCTTGGCCGGCGAGACTGTGACCGATGCGCCCGAGATCGAGATCCCGGAAAGCGAATCGGACCCAGACGAGATCTACTGATTCGCGAGTTGGCCGAGTGCGAAGTTCACGGTGTCGGGGTCACGTTTGTTGATTCGCGAGATGATCCTGTTGTCGTGCATGAACTGCACGCCCATGGACGTCACCTCGGTCGCATACCGGCCCTTGTGCTCGGCGTAGCCCTTTTCGCCTTTACTGCCAGAGTAGACCTTGCCCACGTACGGGTGCCAGAACTCGTCCTCCTGCGTGACCTCGTGCTTCTTGTAGCGCGCATCGCCGGTCAGTTTGGACATCTTCTTCGGCAGTGCGCCTTTGGCACGGGCCTCGATGAACTCGACCGACTTGGCCGTGAGGCGCGGGTTCGCGGCCTCTAGCACATGCGCCCACTCGTGGATCGCGGTGCCCTTGTGATGAGATAGGGATGCGTCCTTTAGCCCGACGCCTAGATTGACCGTGCGTTTGGCTGGGCTGGCAGCGCCACGCAGTCGCTCGTTCGCGTGCCAGGCATAGTCGGTCGGATGCACCAACGACTGATGGCTCATCGCGCCGTAAAACGCGCTCGCCTCGTCGACGATTCCTTGGGCTTGCTTCGCTGAGATCTTCGAGCCTGTCGTGTGCGTCAGCGTTCCGAGCGTTGCCACGCTCGACCGTTGACCGTCCAGCGCCTGGTGGTGCGCGGCCAGCTTCGAACTGATGGCGATGCGGTCTGCGATGCCCGGGCGCGTGGCGCGGAGTTTGTCTTCGAGCTCGCCAGCGGTCTTTGCTTTGACGCTGCCGATCAGCGCTTTGTGCTCTCGATGGTCGAATACGCCGACGCCAGATGCTTTGAGCATGTCGACGCGGGCATGGTACTCCCGCATGGGCATATCGCGGCCGCGCGCTGCCATGGCGTGCCCCCACGCTACGGTGCTAGCGGCCTCGCCATACTGCGCCTTGAGCCGCTGCGCGTGATGCGCTGGATCATGCTCGGGTTTGGGTGGCGCGGGCCTTGATCTCTTGGCCGCTGCGGGCTTTTTTTTTGACGCCGCCTGACGCGTCGAAGCCTTCTTCTTCGCCGCCTTACGCGGCTTGGCAGCGGCTGGCTTGGCGGACGAATCGCCGCCAGCCTTGCGCTTGGCGGCTTTGCGCTTGGCGGCGGGCTTCTTCGCGACCTTGGCCTTTGCCGCAGGCTTCTTGGCGGCCTTCTTCTTCGGGGCGCCCTTGGGCGCTGCCGCCTTCTTGCGGGCGGCCTTCGGCTTTGCCCCTGCCGCAGCTCCACCGCCGCCACCAGCGGCTTTCTTGGCGCCGCCTGGTGCCTTCTTGGCCTTGGTCGCCGAGCCTGCCGAGCCGTTCTTGGGCATGAATTGGCCGCCCTTGCTCGACCCGGCAGGGTAGTGCTGGACGGCGGCCGTGAGGTCGGGAAAGAGTTCGGTCTGCCGCGCGTCGACAGACGGCTCGGCGTCTTCGGGCAGGTCTTCGAGCACGGAGTGGCGGCCTGACAGATTCGCCAACACGAGCCCGGCGTGCACGATGTCAGCCAGCTGATCGGGGTCTGCCTCGGCCTGGAATGCCTTCAGCACGGCGTGCCGGATCGATTCGTAGTCCTCGGCGCCGTCGATGGCGGCCGTGATCCGCGCAACCATGCCCGTCAGGTTGTCAGCCGCGCGCGAGACGCAGCGCTCGCTCAGGTCGTCGACGTAGAGCTGGCCGTGCACGAATCCCGGAGCTTCGTCCGGGTCGTCACCGCTGGCGAGGTATACGCCCGCGGCAGAAGCTTCCGACGTCGGGTCATCCTCGACCGCGTCTGCGCCGTCGGCTGCAGCGTCATCTTCAGCCGGTTCCTCGTCCTCGACAGGTGCACCGCCGCCGTCGGGATCCTCAGGGTCCGGCTCCTCCTCGTGCTCCTCCAGTACGACGCCGTATTCCTCCTCGATGGTTTCAAGCGGCAGCTTGTAGCCAGCCGTCTTGAGCCCCGTCAGCGCGTCGGCCAACGTCTTGAGTCCCGCCGCCTTTTCGGCGAAATCCTCCGGCGGCTCGGTATGCCAGAACGGGTACGCCGCGAAGTCGCGCGTGCCGAAATTGAACTCCGACCACCAGGAAAGGGACTGGAGCTTGATCGGCTTTGCGATCATCCAGGCCGCATTGCGGACGCGACGGTTCTCTTTCTTGTCGTGAACTTGGGCCGCTGCGCGCGAGCCCTCCTGCACGTTCGTCGAGAGGTTCTGCCCGAGGATCGCGATTGACGCGGCCTCGTCCGCCATGCGGATCTGCGCGCCGTAGATCTGGTCGACGTTCGCGTTGGTCTCGATCAGCTTCAGGTCGAAGCCGATCGGCAACGCGATCACGGCGTCTTTGCCGGCCTCGTAGATGTAGTTCGCGACGGCCTCACGCTCGTCGGCCGTGCTCTCCGGGCTGGCAGTGGCGACGAGTTTCGCGGACTTCTCGGAGTGAATCCCCGCGTCTTGCTGCGCGTATTGCTTGAGCAGCCACCACGCGCCGAGCCCGCGCCACAGGCCGTTTGCCCACGGCCGCCACTCGCCACCCTTCGTGACGATCACCCAAGTGCCGTCACCGGCTGCGATAGGAGTCCAGCGCTCAGTCCCAGGCTCGCGCACGTGCCATGAGTGGTGGCGCTGGTCTCCGGTATGCGGGTGGCCGTCTTTGACGCGCCACGAGAAATGCTGCGGGTGCCACCACTTGAGCGCCGGAACAACGCGACCACTATCGGTCTCGCGCCATGCCTCGTGCTTCGCGAATCCAACGCCGGTGACGAGCGTCCAGGCGATCAGGTTGCGCAGCTCGTCGTCGTCGTAGCCGACCTCCCAATCGGCTTCGAGCTCGGCGCTCTTAGGCGCTGAGCCAACCGACGTGCGGAGCGAACGTTCGAACGTCAGGTCACAGCCAAGCACGTCGTCAGCGAGCTGACCGAGCAGCGCGCCGAATCGGTCATCGGCCATGATGCAGTCGCACAGATTGGCGAGCAGCGCCATGTCGCCAGCATCCGCCCGGCGGAGCACCTGACGCAGCAGCGCAGGCGTCCACAGCACTCCCTGACGCGGCGACGGCGCGCTGATAGGCACCGACGCTTCACGCGGCACAGCGCGCAGAGCAGCTGATTTCGCGGACTTGGACATTGACTGACGAGTGTTTGCAACCGTGCCAGTGCCGCGCTAATATAGCCGTGGAAGGCAGGTAGTATGCGATTCGTGGTGTTGGCCACGCTGGACGGCGTCCGGCGTAGGTGTGTCTATGAGACGTCTGGGGAAGCGCTGGCCGCCAAGTCAGCCCTCCAAGGGGCCGGGTGGTTCGCGGTTATGGCACCGGAGGTGGCTCGATGAACGCGCCGATCATCGACTGGCACGCTGGCACTGTTGGGGCCAGCCCATTCCCACGCGTCGACGAGATCGAGACGCGGGTCAGAGCCGTCGCTCGGGACAACCGGGAGATGGCCGAGCTCTGCAACCTCCTAGAGGCCGAGCTCAGGGCGCAGGGCGGGCTCCGCGTCCAGCTGGCCAATGTCGAGCGCGAGCGCGACGCGGCGCTGGAGGTCGCGACGCCGCTGTTGGCGCTCTGCCAGCAGCAGCACGAAGAGATCGAGCAGCTGCGCGCTCAGCTGGCCGCGCTCGTGGAGCAGCGCGACAGGCTGGCGGCTGCTGCTACCGAGCTGTGTGAGGATGTCGAGCGGCGCGATCCGGATGGTCGGACGCGCAAGTTGGCCTGCAACGCGAGAAGGGCGGTGCTGGGGATCTAACTCCACCGCCCACCACTGCGCGTCGGGATCTCCACGCCGCCGCCACCAGCGAGCGCTGCGTCCACCGCGGCGACCAGAGCGTCCACCTGGTCGTCGTGGAGGTCCTTGACGCCAGTGAATGACGTCACCTCGTCAACGAACACGTCGACCCACGGATAGGCCTCGCTGTCAGCTGGGACGAGGATGCGGCCGGCGTTCCAGTGCTCTGACGTCGTCTGCGCGCGGGTGAACTTGTCCCGCCCCTTCGGATCAAGCACCATCAGCGGGATGCCCTTGGCCTTGATGAACTGCGCCGAGCCCTTTTCGGTACCAGACGCGTACCACCAGAACTTGCCGCCACGCTGCGACGACTTCGCGCGCAACGTGAGTGCAAATGCAGGCGCTTCCACCTGTTTGCGCTGGACGTCTACGACGTAGAAACGCCAGTCATCCGGTGATGCGCCAACTCCGCGGGCTGGTGGCACCGCCCAGACTTCGACGCAAACGCTGAAGTCGGCGTGCGTCTTCTCGGTGTACGAGAGGTCGACGCCAAAAGAGACCTTGAATCCGTGCTCAGGGAGCTCCGACCAGTAGGTTGGCTCGCGGAAAAGGCTGCCACCGCGTGGGCGCGGCTCGCCCTGGTACATCGAGGCGAAGTTCCATTCGTTGGAGCGGCGTCGTTCGAGCCAATACTCAAGCGGGCGCTTCGACGGCCACAACGGGTCACCTGGTTGGCGGTTGTCGCCTTCCGGGATGTGGTTATCCGCGATCGCTTTGATGTTGATGTACGTGAAGCCGAGTTCGTTGACGAGGTACCCGACGAGGTCGTCTGGATGCCAGCGCGTCATCATCGCAATGATCGAGCCGCCAGGATGGACACGCGTCTCAGCTACCGAGTGGTACCAGTCCTTGTGGTTCTGGCGAATCGTTGGCGATTCGGCTTCCTTGCGGTCCTTGAGCGGGTCATCGATGACCAAGACGCCGTCGATAGGCTCACCGGTCAGCGCGCCGCCAACAGACGTCCAGAGCGTTTGGCCGCCGTCCTTCGTGCGCCACAGGCCTAGGTTTGCTGTGTCGAGTTCAACGCCTGCGCGCGCGGCAATGCCAGCAGCATCGCGGCCAACACGTTGCGCGCGGTCGCCTGAGTAGGTAGCGTAAGCGTTGCGGTAGCGCGGGTGCTTCAACGCCCACCACGCAAAGGCATGCTCCGTAGACTGGGACTTGCCAACCTGTGGAGGCGCCGAGAAGCAAATACGCAGCCCACCACCCGGCGCGCGCTGCAAGACGTCGACGTACGGAGTCAGGTGACGGGGAGACTCCCACCGAGGAGTTACCCTCGGGATGAAGTCCATCAGCGGTTCAGTGAATTCCGCCTTCGGTTTGCCCGCTCGAACCGCTTGAAGCCTCGCTCTCGCCTTCTCCTCCAGCGAGGTACTCTTCGAGGACCAACTCGAAAATTTCTGGTTGAGAAAGCCTCTCTGCGACCCGTTGGACGACATCTAACAGCCGGTCGTGTTCTTCAGCGATGGTGTGCACCACCTTTTGTGACCAGCGCTTGGGGTGCCTGCGTTCGAGCGTTTTCAGCGCGACCTCTGCCGCGGCCGACTTCGCCTTCTGGATTCCTTCGTGGCGCATTGCCAGAGCCGCGATGTGCTCCAACTCTGCGACGTACTGCTCATTGCAGTGCGGACAGACGATTTTGACCTCGTCCATCGGCTGGACGGCCCGATGCGCTGCTTCTACAGCTTCGAGCTCGGCTCGCGCCTGAGCAGCGTTGATCTCGTCCAGGAACCGCTGTGCTTCTTCGTTGCCGCGCTTCGCGCGGGACCGCAGAACGTAGAAGTAGTCAACATTCAACCCGGCGGCCGTGCACGCGACATGCGGGTGTGCACCCTTGCCGACTGCGTCCAGCACCTTGGCGCGCTGCTCGTTACTGAGCTTCATCACACAACCTGCGCGCGTCCGTCCTATCGCTCACCTGTCGCAGCGCATTCGCCTCGACCGTTTGCGACACCTCACCGCGCTGCCGCATCGTGCTCTGCCAGCGAGAGGCCCTACTTAACACGTAGGGTATCGCCGCTCGATTGACGTCGATTGTGATCGATCTCATTCGTCCAACCTCGCGAGGATATAGTCCGCATCCTCTGGGAATGCCTGTCGTATCAGCGCGCGGGTTGTGTAGACACGGCCGTACGGGCCGGTAGCTTCCTTACGTGATATTCGGTGGGACATCAGCCATCGCTTGGTGCGCGTCTGCGTCCAGCCGAGCACACGAGCTACCTCGCCAGCTGGGATGATCACCTCGCTCAGCCCAGTTGCAACTTTGCGTCGTGCCATGCCGCGCGCGCCTCCTTCTCCAACTGCTCCGCCTGTCGGCAGCACTTCGCCAGCGCCATCGCACGCTCCTCGGCCGCCTTCGCTCTTGGCTGTGCCTTGTGCACCGCCGCGATGACTTCGAGCCGCTGCGGCGCTGGGATCTGGATTGCATTGGGCTCTGCGCTGGCAGCCGCGACCAACGCGCGGCCCTTGTCGGTCAGGTGGTACAGAGCTCCAACACGGCCATGCCCGGTGGTGCCGAGCGCCCAGCGGTTGCCCGATTCCCCGAAATACAGGGCCAGCACCGTGGCCGACAACTGCGACCGGCGCTCGACCAGCATCACCAACCGGCTGACATGAGCATACCGTTCGAGCACGCGGTCGTCGGGGACGTAGCCGCTGACCTCGTGCGTCTCCGCCGTCGGGCGCGCAGTGATGGCACTGCGGTGCCCGATGCATACACCGGCCGCGGTGAGCACCGGTTCCATCGGCCAGGTGTACGTGACCGATCCGAACGCCTCCGCGCGCTCCAACATGCCGCCCATCGTCGAGCGCTCGAACGCAGTCTGACCGGGGCCGAAGTACCAGAGCAGGTCGGACTCGTCGCGCGGCGAATACTGCGGCACTGGAGCGTGGCTGGCCGTCATTCAGCAGCCTCTCGCTGTGAATCCCGGTCCCATCTCTTGAGCATCTCAACCAGCGTGGTGCGATGGAGCCCGAGCATTCGAGCAGCCTTGGCCTTTTCCCCGCCAGCGATCACCAGCGCACGCCGCACGCAGTCGCGCTCCAGACTGGAGAGCATAGGACGGAGATTCACAGGGAGCGTCACCAACGTCTGAGCACCATAAACGTCTTCCTCGGGTAGATCGGAACGGCCGATCTGGCCTTCGGCGCGAGTGATGACGGCGGACTCGATGACGTTTCGGAGTTGGCGGATGTTGCCGGGCCAGCACCTGCCCCGCAGATCTTCCAGCGCGCGGTCACTGATGCCTGTGACTTTGCGGCCGTGGAGACTGTTGAGTTCTTCGAGAAACTGCCGCGCTAGGTCATCGATATCCTCGGCGCGAGCTCGCAACGGCGGCACCGTCACTACATACGCGCTGATGCGATGGTACAGGTCGAGGCGGAATCGACCGTCGGCTGCCAGCGCAGGAAGGTCCCCGTGCGTCGCGCAGATGACCCGGACGTCGATGCGACGAGGCTGGGCGCTCCCTACGCGGGTCACTGTCCTGGATTCCAGAATGCGCAGTAACTTGGCCTGCTGCGACAGCGGCATGTCGCCGATCTCGTCTAGGAAAATGGTCCCGCCGTGCGCCACCTCAAACGCTCCACATCTTGCGGACGTGGCCCCCGTGAATGCGCCGCGCTCGTGCCCAAAGAGCTCGCTCTCAAGTAACGGCTCGGGGATGGCAGCACAGCTGACCGGCACGAATGGAAGGTTCGAGCGGGGACTGGCGGAGTGAATCGCGCGTGCGAGGACATCCTTCCCAGTACCGGTCTCACCTCGCAGCAGCACCGAGCAAGACGTGTCCGCCACGCGGTTGGCCGCGGTCAAAGCGGACATCATGGCCACGGACCGACTGACGATCCCGAGGGTCACGGTTCACCCCTCCATGACAGGTTCGTTCGTGCTCGGCATGCGGTTCACCTCGTGGAGCCCGACACGCACGCAGCGCTGCACGACCCAAGAGATGGACCGGTCGAGCCGTGCCGCCTCGCGGTGGATCTCGGTGATCATCGCGTCGGGGAAATACAGGCTCTGCTTACGTCGATCTTTGCCGTCTGACATCTTGCCTCCCAAAGACCGCGCCAGTGCGGTCTGAAACGTCAATGCTTGCCGCGGACCGCATCGCGCAGGCCGCGCTGAATCGCAGCCATATCCGAGTCCGTGACATGCGGCGGCAACTCCTCGCTGTACGGCTGCCCGCGATGCCGCAGCGCCGTCTTGGAGATGTGCCGGTGCGTCACGACATCCCCGTCTTCGTCCAATGCAATAAGCTCGTGGGTCGCGACCAACCGGCCGCTCGCGCACAGCTGACAGCTGCACTCGACCACCGTCCACTCCTTGACGGCCTCGGCGGCCACCAACCTGTCAGCGCCGTGCATCGCGTAGAGCGCGCGCGCCGTCATGACCACGCGGTCACCTGGCCGGAACTCACGCGACGGCTTGTAGCCGCAATCCTGCTCGTCGCACCAGCGCGCGTGGTCCGCGTTTGCGATGGACTTGAGCAGCGCCCCGCCGTCCATCACCCGCTCGATCAGCGGCTCGATTGCTCGCTGGTACTCTGCCAGGCCGTTGTCGTTGGCTGGCTCTCTGTCCCGTCGCTTGCCGCCGTCCGCCACGTCTCACCCTGACCGTGCACGCGGATACTCCGGCACCAACGGTCACTAGTGAGACTCGCGTACGTCGCAATGGACGCGCAATCTATTTCAGGCGACCGCGTTCGTTATTGTACGGGTGTCGGTTACAGGTGGGAGCTTAGCTCCCATGCACAACGTCGCGACGTACTGACCAGCCGTGGATGCGCAGCGGATTCCAGTTCCCGGCTTTGCCGTCCGGTATGACGAGTTCGGTGTCGAACGTACCGGACCAGGTCTCAGGCTTGCCGTTCGCGCGCCCATCCGGGTACCGATGCTGCTCGGTCCAGCGCAGCCAGTAGCGGCCTGGGAGCTTGTCCTCGGGCTTGTCCCAAGCCGTGACTGTCACCTCGACGCTCTCACGTGCCATGCGGTCCTGGATCTGCTTAGCCGACCCGAACTCCGTCGCCTGGTGTTCGACGAGTTTGGTAGCGCCGGCATCGACGAAGACCGGGAACGTATCCACCCAGCACTTGGTTACCAGTTTCGTGACGGTCTCCAGGCCGCGGATGCACTTGACGACGTCGGTCAGGCGGCTGACGACGATGCCATCCACCTTGGTGATCTCAAGCTCTGACATCGGCGCAGCGTGCAGACGTCGACCATCCTCGTCGAGCACCTGCGGTTCGCACTTCGCCGCATCGATCTTTGCTGCGATGATTTGACGCTTAGCGTCCCACGACTCGTAATAGCCAAAGCTGGCGCCAATCAGACCCAAGACAACCCACGTCCGTTCACGGAATCCGGCCATGCGCACCATTTGATTGACCTGGTTTCGCGCTCGCTGGTATCGGTCTTCTGCGTTCATGTATCCCACCTAACAGTCTGATGTTTCACGTGACACTACCGCGACTTCGCTGCGCCCTGCCAAGCACGGGTGAAGTTGCCGACCTTGCCGCCGATCATGATGCCGATGAAGACCACGCCGCCGCTGAGCACGGCGATCAGCCCTGACGCCATCATGACGTTCATGGCCATGCCCAGCGTCATCTCCTTGCCGGCATC